AACTAGTTGGACTAGGTTTAGTGGACACAGACGGAACTCACTATGATAAAGAAACTAATAGAACTGTTACACTATGGAAAGCGCTGTGACTCAAAAGATTAACCAAATAAGAGATAAAGAACAAAGACAAGCCCTTAATAACTGGGCCAGTCAAGGGTTTGTAGGTTCTATTATTGCAGGTACAGGTTTTGGTAAGTCTAGAGTTGGAGTGCTAGCTGTACACTATGCCGTTAAAGATGGGGGTAAAGCACTTATACTAGTACCTACGGTCCAGCTTCAAGAGCAATTTAAACAAGAGTTTGTAAAATGGGGGCTTGACGACTGTTTAGATAATATAGAAGTATTATGCTATCAAACTGCTTATAAATTAACAGGTGAACAATATAATATTGTAGTTTGTGATGAGGTTCATTTAGGATTAAGTCCTGAGTATCGTAAGTTTTTTAAATATAATATGTACGATAAACTACTATGTATGACTGCTACATTACCTGAAGAGGAGGAGTACAGGGATATTTTAAAGAAAATAGCACCTACCGCATATTCTATAACTTTAGACAAATGTGTTAAGTTGGGTATAGTTAGTCCTTACAATATTACTTGTGTGCCTGTTAAACTTAGTAGTAAAGAAAAAGAAAGTTATAAAAAAATTAACAATAAATTTTTATATTACAAATTTAGCCTTGGTCAGTTTGACGCTTTTAATGAAGCAAAAAGGATATTAGGAGATGTAAATGCATCACCTGCACAGAAGCAAGCAGCAGTACAATTTTATAGATGTATACGAGAACGAAAAAAAATTGTAGACTTTGCGGCTAGTAAAATAGTTAAGTTTCAAGAGATTTACAAGCAGAATACAGATAAAAAAATCCTTGTTTTTAGTGGTGCAAATAACTTTACAGATGAACTGTGCGCTTCTATAGCCCCTAATGCTATGTCTTACCATTCTAAGAAGACTAAAAAGCAAAAAGAGGTAGCTCTAGAAGCTTTTAAAACTAACAAAATCAGTGTGTTATGCTCTACTAAAGCGTTAAATCAAGGTTTTGATGTGCCTGATGCTAACATGGGGATAATATGTGGTATTACTAGTAAATCTCTATCTATGATCCAAAGAGTAGGTAGACTTATAAGATTTCAAGAAAATAAAGTAGGAGAGATTGTAATTTTATATGTTAAAGATAGTCAAGAAGAAAAATGGCTAAGAAATGCAGTAAAAACTTTAAACAATATAGTATGGAAAAAATAATATTTAAAATATTTGTATACTATGAAAAAGTTTATTATATTTGTCAGAGATTAAAATTAAAGTATAATAAATTCTTTTATAACTTTTTACTGCCATGAAAATTGATATAGACTTCGAAATATTGTTAGAGACAAATATGTCTGCTGATGATTTTACTTATCTATATCTACTATATAAGAAAGAATATAGTTATATACCCAATCTTAATCTTAAACCAAATTTAGACAAGTTACAAGAAGCTGGATATATAAAGTTAGGCGAAACACCTGATCATCATGTAGTTAGACAAGAGTTCATAGATCTTTTTTCTAATGATTTTGATCAGATGTTCGCTGAGCTTATATCTACATATCCAATGAAAGTTACAACATCTAACAGAGGCACTAGAATGTTGCATGCTAAGGATCCAGATGCGAAATCTAATCTGAAATGTAAACTAAGGTATAAAAAGATAATTGGTGATAAAATGTATAAACATAAGCATATAATGAAATGTTTAGATAACCAATTAAAATTAGAACGAGATAACCTTGGGTACTTACAAAATTTAGAAACCTGGATTAATAACCATACTTGGGAAAAGTATGAAAACTTAGACGAACATGACACAAGAGAAACTGCCACACGGATTACAAGATCCCTTTAAAAAACACGGATTTAAAAGTATAAAACAATCAGTATCAACATCTTTAACAGAGATTAGAACTGGTATGTATGGGAAAAGACGTGTATATCCCACTAAATGGGAAAGATTAAATACTAATTTACTAGGAGGATTACAGCCTGGTAAAATGTATGTTGTTGCTGGACGACCTGGCGTAGGTAAATCAGCGTTTAGTAATCAGCTGATCTTTGACTTACTAGATAATAACAAAGACAAACAATTAATTGTATTGTATTGGAGTTTCGAGATGCCTGGCTATCAACAGATACTGAGAGCTGGTGCAAAAGGAGCAAATAAGCAAGTTAGTGAATTACTATCAGTACAAGAAACACTAAAGAAAGAAGAGTATGAGAAGTACAGGGATGAGGTTATTAAATATAATGATTATCCTATTTATTTTAATAATATACCTAGAGATATAGAATTTATTAAAAATACAAATGTAGAAGTAACTAATAAACATCCTGATTCAACAATTATAAATGTATTTGACCATTCTAGATTAATACTTAGCGGTAAAGATCAAGAATTACAAAAACTTAATGAAGTATCTAAAGGATGTATGTGGATGCAAGCTAAGATAGGGTGTATAAATATATTATTATCACAATTAAATAGAAATATAGAACAAGAACATAGAGCTAAAGCGCAATATCAGCCATTGTTAACAGATCTATTTGGAGGTGATAGTATTGGTCAAGATGCACATGTTGTACTAATGCTGCAGAGACCTCATGATTTATATGGTATTACAGATGCATATTGTGGAGAAAGCCCAATTAAACTATTAGCTGTTCATGTAGAAAAGAATAGAGATGGTTTATTAGGTATGATACCATATGAAGCAGAAATGTCAACATTTACTATTAACGAAAGAAAGAAATAATGCTTAGAAAAATAATGAAACGTAGAATATTTGAAATATTCAAACGAGAATTAAATCAAAATGAAAAACTAATAAAAAATATAGAAGAGTATGACAAAAAAGAGAAAGCTGGGAAGCAAAAATCCAAAGTATTGGCCAAAAGAAAGGCGAGAAGGACCAAAAATTAAGAAAAAAGTATTAATGTGTACTACAGATCATGGATGTAAAGTTTATGGTGTATGGTACGAAAACTAGTAAATATGGAATTACCAAAAGCAAAGGTAAAGGCTAGCCGTAAATCGCCTAAGAATATGATAATATATGGTCCCCCTAAAATAGGTAAGACTACAGTATTATCACAATTAGATAATTGTTTAATTATAGATTTAGAAGATGGTTCTGATATGGTTGACGCTTTAAAAATTAAAGTAAATAACCTTAAAGAGCTAGCTGATGTAGGTAGAGAGATAATTAAACAAGGGAAACCATATAAATATATTGCTATTGACACTATATCTAAACTAGAAGAATGGTGTGAGGAGGAAGGTAAAAAGATTTATATGAAAACACCTATGGGTAAGAACTTTGATACAAAAAATCCAGGTATGTCAATATTAGCACTGCCTAATGGCGCAGGTTATTTATATTTGCGGATGGCATACAAAAAGTGGATTGATAGATTAAATTTACTTGCTGATAGAATTATACTAGTAGGCCACTTAAAAGATAAGATGCTAGAAAAGAAAGGTAAAGAAGTTTCTGTTAAAGATCTTGACTTAACTGGTAAAATAAAACAAATTACATGCGCTAATGCAGATGCTGTAGGTTATATATATAGAGAAGGAGATGAAACTATGGTTTCGTTTAACTCTTTAGATGATGTAACTGCAGGTTCTAGATGCGATCACTTAAAAGGTCAGACTATACCTATGAAATGGTCAACAATATTTATAGATTAATAACCAATTAAACACAAAAAAATGATTGAAATGAAAAAACAAGTCACACCAGGTGAAACTCCTGCAAAAATTACTGTTTCTATGATCGACCAAGATCTTAAAGATGGTGTAAGTAAGTCAGACATGGCTGTAAAGTATGGAATTAAAGCATGGGAAGTAGATGAGATGTTTAAACATCCTTTCTTAAAAGGTAGAAGACCTAGTAGAAAAAAAGCTTTATCTTTTAGCTTTGTAGATGATGTAACTACAAATAAGACACGTTATGTTTCTGAGGATTTAGTAGAACCAGCTTATGAGATTAAAGAAGAAGTAGATCCTAATCAAATAACTTTAGAAGATGCTATAGACGAAGCTATTGAATCAGTTGAAGAAGTTAAAGATCAGATGCAACAAACTCAAGAAGCTATTATAGACATGTTAAGTCCTACAGAGTTTAAAACTCCAGAAGAAAATGTAGTTAATACATTAACTGATGAGGCTGAAGAAGTAGAAATAGAAGATGAAGACGATACAACGTTTGAATTATAATTAATAACCAATAAAAATAAATAAAAATGGCAATACAAAGTAATGCAAGTACAGAAGAAGTAGTAGGTGGAATTAAAACTTACTCAGGTTTAACAAATGTAAAAGTTATAGCAGTAAATCCAACAATGGCGGAATTACATGCTATGGACATTAATGTTAAGCAAGAACCTAATTATAAAGTATCATTTAGCGATCAAGATTACAATAAAGTTGTATTTTGGTTAGCAAATGCAGATGGTAATTTTAAATTAGAAATATTAATGACAAATACTCCTAGAGTTTCACAAGCAGGAAAACACCAGTGGATTAATGCTGTTGGTCAGTCTACGTGGTCTACAGATGAACCAAGTTATGAGTGGTGGAAATCAGAAGGTCAAAGAAAAGCTTATGTAGGAGAAGAAACTTTAATTAACTTTGTTAAAGCATGGGCTAATGTAGCATCTGGAGATGATGTATCTTTTGATACTATGGATGCTATAGCTAACGGAGATTTAGCAGAAGTTAAAGCTTTAATAACTGCGCTTCAAAATAATGAAGTTAGAGTTCTTATAGGCGTAAAAGATGACAAATATCAACAAGTGTATACTAAATATTTTGGTAGAGTAAAACCTCAACGAAATGATTTATTTGTAAAAGCTCTTAATGATGATTATGGTTCTTTTAATGCTGACTTTAATGCTGATTTAGTGTGGGGCACACATAAACCAACTAGCGAACTAATTTCACCAGATGCTCCTGCAGAAGATGAAGATTGGACTGCTGAACCTGCAATGGCAACTGCACAATCTGATGAAGACTTACCGTTCTAATGGTAATTCAAAGTAGGAACAGTGAAGATCACTTACATACGAATGTCATACTTGGTAAAATTACTGAGTATGACATTTTTAAGTATTATTGTCCTAGCTTTATAGAAATACGTAAAAAATTTAAAAGCGAATTGCGTAAAGATAATTCTCCTACAGTTTCTATAATACCTTATAACGGCAGATTATTATATAAAGATTTTGGTTATTTAAATCATAGTTTTGATTGTTTTAATTATGTGCGGTATAAATTTGGATGTTCTTTTATTGCTGCTTTGCGAATTATAGATTGTGATTTTAATTTAGGATTGAGTTCAAAAAAAGATGTTATTAATTTTACTATGGGTTATATGGCATATAGACAAAGCAAAACTCCAAAATTTA